CGTCGAGAAACAATGGAAGGCGCTGAATCTGCTATTGACGGAAGCGTCGAACATTTTAACAGGAAGTTAGAAGCTACCAAAGGACCGAAAGTCGTTAAAACTTTCAAGTAAACTCAATATTAAATTAAATTAAATAAAATTAAATGGAGTACAATAATCCTAGTCTCCTGATCAAAGACTTAAACTTCGGTCAGGATGCTAAAAGTAAAATTGGTGCAGGAGTTGAGAAACTGGCGAAGGCTGTAAAGTCAACTCTTGGAGCATCAGGCCAATGTGTAATATATGAAGATGCACGTGGCGTACCGGTAATCACAAAAGACGGAGTAACAGTTGCAGAATCTGTAGTCTTATACGATCCGGTAGAAAACATGGGAGCAACTTTAATCAAAGAGGCTGCCAAAAATACAGTTAGAGAAGCCGGAGATGGTACAACTACAGCGACTGTATTAGCTGAATCACTGCTAAACGAAGTAAATTCTGCAGATTTCAGCAAAAATTCACTTAGAGACATAAAAAATGGCGTAAATTCAGGTCTAGTAAAGATCAACGAGTATTTAGATACTATAAAAATCGACGTAGACGACAATTTGCTCAATGATGTAGCTGCAATCTCTTGTAATAACGACATGAAGCTAGGTTCTATCATTGCAGAGGCGTATTTGTCTGTAGGTAAAGACGGTGTAGTTCTCATGGAGACTTCAGAAACTGAGGAAACTTACGTAGAAGTTGTGGACGGCGTACAATTCGACTGTGGATTGACGTCTCCTCACTTCATTACTAACACAGATAAGCAAAAATGCGAGCTAGAAAATCCTCTAGTACTTATTTGTATGTCAGAAATACCTAATATTCGCAAAATACAGACAGTTTTAGAACATGTTATTAAAAAGGGTAGATCTTTACTTATAGTAGCACCGGTTGCTCAGCAAGTTAAGTCTGCTTTGTTAATGAATAAGGTGAAGGGTAATATAAAAATCAATATTATCGATTTACCAGGCTTTGGTCCAACGAAAAAAGACACTTGTGAAGACTTAGCCGTGCTAACAGGTGCTACTGTAATGAACGAAGAGCTAGGTGATGACTTAGACTTAATAGACATCGATAGATTAGGTGAAGTTGAGTATGCCGTAACAGACGATAAGAACACAGTTATAACAACTATAGAAGACTTAAACGAAGATGTCGCAGAAAGAATCGATCAGGTATCAAAGCTCGTTGCTGACGAGAAAAATGGTTTTCTTAAAAAGAAGCTGGAGCAAAGATTGTCTATGCTATCCGGTTCGGTTGGAATTATTAAAGTCGGTGCTGATTCTAAGGTCGAGCTCAAAGAAAAGAAAGATAGGGTTGAAGATGCGATATACGCAACAAAAGCAGCGTTGAAAGAAGGAATAGTACCAGGAGGTGGTATTGCCCTCCTTAACGCATCAACTTTGGTCGAACCCGCTAACGCGGGTGAAAAGCTACTACTAAACGCTATTCAATCACCTTTTAAGACCATTATGTATAACGCAGGTCTTAATCCTCAAACATCTGTAGGTGAAGGTTTAGGTATAGACGTAGTAACAGGTGAATCAGTTAATATGATTGAAGCTGGCATTATAGATCCGGTTTTGGTTACAAAATCGGCGCTAAAAAACGCTGTCAGTGTAGTTATGACTATTGTATCTGCAGACTGTGTAATTTCTAACGCAAGAAAAGACGATTATGAAAGCGATAAATAATTACGTAGTTGTAGACAAAATAAAGATCGAGCAAAAGAAAATAGCAGGTCTAATCGTAACAGAAGAAGTTGACTCAGACAACAGGTACCTAAAAGGTAAAGTTGTATCAGCTGGCAACTTAGTTGAAGGAATAAAAGACGGTGATATAGTTTATTACGACAAGCACGCGGGTCATGGCGTTCAGTTCGATGCTAAGCTTTACTTTGTAATTAAAGCAAGTGATATAGTATTAGTAGATTAAACACAAACCATAATCCTAAATCCACAAACATAAAATCTTTAAATAATTATTAATCTCTAAAAAAAAAATTATGAGACATTTACATTTTGTTGTCAACGACGGTTCAAATCAGGGCCACGAGTTGTTTATTCAGTCAGATCAGGTTTATAAAGTTGAAGTTGAAAGCGCTACTGTTGCTAAGGCTTACTTTAGAAACTCTACAGCACCAAACGAGAACGTGAGTGACGATTTTGTTACTATAACTGCTTCAGACGCGAAAGCTGTAGCGTTAAGACTATCTCAATTAATGGTAGGAACTAACGTTGGTGGTTCTAGCGTTTTAACAGTTAAAGCTGCTACACCAAAATTTGCTGAAATTTCTCTTATTGCTTATACGCCAGGAACGTAATCAATAATTGATGAATAGTCACGATTTACGTGAAACACAAATCCTTAAGTATTACAGGCTCGTTAGAAAATGGGCCTGTAAAACTTACGGGTTAAAAGACGCAGATTTAGAATTACTTATATATTTAAGCCACAAAGGTAGATTTACTAGAAATGAGTTTATAGAAGGTGTTTACACTTACTCTTGGGATAAAGAAAGGTGGGAGCGCTTAAGAAAAGCTGAGTGGATAGAGGTTTGGCGTCATAGAAATAGAACAACTATAAAGTATAGTGTTTATAAAACCTCCTTTAAATGTAATCATTTAGTTAGTAGAATATATAGAATACTAGCGGGTGAAGAAGATTTACCTACTTACGAAAAAAGCGTATTCTACGAAAACAAAACCTACACAGATAAAGTCTATAATAAAGCTATAGACGATATGATAAACGATAAAGATAGATAATTATGGCTTACAAACAATCAGCATTCCCAATGGCTTACGGCTCTAAAAAACATGCTGACGCATCTATAGCGAAGCAAACTGAAGAGAGAAAAAAGTTTGAAGAAGAAAATCTTGCAAATGAAATTGCAAACGACGAAAAAAGAAAAAACGCAGATAAGCAAAAAGGTAAAATCGTATACAAAGACGGTAAAAAATATTACCAAGCTTCTGACGGATCGTTGCATACTGGTCAAGTAGAAGATTACGAAAGAGAGTTGGCTATTGACAAAGCTAATGCTCCTAAAAAAAAACAGTAGAGTTTACTGAAGATCCTGTAACGGGAGGCAACAACACTGAGTATGAAACTAAGTACGGCAAGATGATGCAGATGTACAAAGACGGTAAGATTACTAAAGAAGAGTTAAACAAAAGAAAAGCTGAGCTAAAAGCTAGATTAAAAAAGTAATATGGGTTTTAAACTAGGATCAGAGTCTAGAGATTTTAAAAGCAAGAACTCGTTTGGTATCAAGCGAGATTCTAGCGTTCCTGGAACTCCTGTTTATAGAAAAACTTTAGAAGGAGGAATACTTGGCGAGGCTAACAACGATGGCACAATATACATAAGCGATCAAATAGAACCAGGTAGTCCTTTAGAAGAGCACACTCTAGTTCACGAGATGAAACACATCGTAGATATGAAAGTAGGTAAGCTTGGCTACGGTGATGATTATGTAAAGTGGGAAGGACAGACTTTCCCTAGAAAAGATGGTAAAATCAAATACTACGGAAAATGGGTAGAAGAAGGTTCTAAAGAGTTTCCGTGGGAACAACATTAAAACAACTATGGCATATTCAATGAAAGGAAGCACAATGTATGGTAAGACGTGCAAATGCAACTCTGACAGCAACTCCGCTCTTAAACAAAGTTTAACAGGAGAAAACACTGGTGAAATTGAAAAAGATAAAAAAGGTGAAGATTACGCTTTGGTTTTAGAAAACACTAAAAACTTTTCTCAAGGAGACACTATCAGACCTGGTAACGCGCCTAGAGTTGACGACTACATCATGGGTGGTGATTATACAGCTAAGAAGAAAGGAAATAAAAACTACGAGATAACAGGGGATGCTAAATAATTTAGTAGGAGGCTTAATAGGTAAGGTAGTAGATAACGCTGAAGGAATACTAGATAAAGTTATTACTACAGATAAAGAGCGCGAAGAAGCTAAAGCTAAGATAAAGCAAATGCTTTTAGATAGTGAAGCTAAAATGCAAGAAGAGGTTACAGCCAGATGGAAGTCAGACATGCAGTCTGATTCATGGCTTAGTAAATCAATACGACCACTAGTGTTAGCTTGGTTAGTTATTTGCACCACACTACTAATTTTTATAGATGCCGGTGTGATTATGTTTACAGTAGAAGACAAATGGGTCGATCTACTACAATTAGTACTAATAACCGTGATTGGAGCTTACTTCGGCGGACGATCATATGAGAAAATAAAAAAATAAAATGGCTAAAAAAGATTCAATAACAAGTTACGGCTTCGGCCAAATGGGTAGCGCTCACGGTAAAACAGACGCTTCTATATATCCTCCAGCAGGCATGGTTATAGTTGCTGTTCAGTTTTTAGAAGCTAACATACCGACAGTGATGAGACAAGCTACTGAGCCTAATCAGCAGTTTCAGTTCTTTAATACAGAGTTTGCTGCTAACGCTACAGCTAATGGAACTTGCACTGTTGCTAACGCTAGCGGCGGTGTTGCTACATATAAAGCTGGGGACGAAATAACAGCTAACACTACAGCTGGTATAAAGCAAGGTGATTTTATACTTGAGCTAACAGCTGCTCCAGGTAACACTTACGACGAGCTTGTAGGTGGTAACGAGCAAGCTATAACTGGCAAAGCAGTTAAAGTTGAGAGAGTTATAGACGGAACTAAATTTACTGTAGACGGAACTTTAAAAATTAAAAACGGCGGAACTACACTACACTTCTTTAGCAACCACGGTGCTGGTTACGGTGGACAAGATGCTGATGGTATACTATACCCTAAAGGTATGATAGTATACGGAAGATGGTCTGAGGTAAAACCTCAAGCTGTAACTAATGGTGGTATAATCTGTTATTTTGGATACTAAATGGGAAAACATGGTAATGGAATAGGTTCTGGGTACAGCACGTTGTCTTACCATTTGCTAGATGACGAGCAAGTTGTCTTTAATTGTCCTTTTAAACTAAGTGGAAGCGGCAGCACGGGCTTGTACACTATAAATGCTAACGTTGGTAATACAACAGGCGCTGTTATTATTGCTTTTAACGTAGCTAGTGTTCCAGACAGGGCTATATGGACATATGATGGTCAATCAGCTTCAGAATACTCTAGTCCTAACTATGGTTACTTACAAGACTTAATTGGAAAAATCGGTCATGATTGTGGTTTCAACAACGCTAACGGAAGTGGAGCTACAACCTACACTAACGCGATTAATTACTATTACGATGACGATAGTCAGCAATTTGAAATAGTAGATCCAACTCCAGTTTCTTTGAACGGAGGAAACCCATACTCAGCTGCTCAAGTTAACTTAACGCCTAACCGCCCAGACTGGGCTATAATGGTTGTGCCAAAACCAAACTTAACGCCCTCAGCTTTAAGCACAATTGTAGAAGGGCCTTGTTCTGGCACTGGCTGGAGTATAAGTATAGAATGCCCTAGACCTTTACAAGCTAGACCTGCTAGCCAAGTAAACTGTAACGGTATAAAAATGGATGACGACGTTTCTACATCCTCATCGCTTAATGTTTTAAATATTTCTGAATCTTATACATCTTTAGGTATAAGCGCTGGTACCTACGTATTCGGAGAGTTTATACCAGACGGCACGACAGTAGCCGCAATAACAGGTAGTAACACAATATCATTAAGCGCTCCTGCTACTCAAAGTTTTAGCGGTCAAAAAATAACATTTAGCGATAGTATAGCTTACTTCGCTGACGTAAGCCAGCTAGACGGTAACACTGTTGGCTCTGATAATCAAAGCGATTTTAACGTAGAGGTTCACGACTGGGTTTATGCTGACTCTAGCGCAGTTAATTCTATAACTGGAACTTGGTACATATCTAAAAACCAATACACACAACTTGATTTAGTAAAAATGAACTACGCTAACGATGTAGTTACATCTTTTGAAGTATGTGACCCTCCTTGCGTTATAAAAAGCACATGCACCACGTCTCACGTTGTTGTAGGTAATAAAATAAGATTTACCGTAATGTGTGGTGGTAACAATGTTACAACGTCACTTGGCTACGTAGCAATACTTAATGATACCTTCGACCTTCCACCTGGTTCAGGTGTTTACAGTAGTAATGGTCCTCATAGCGGTACTTATGTAGAGTTAGACTTACCTTCTGACGGCGAGTACAGAGCCATTTTTCATGACGCTACTTACGGATGTAAAAACATTCTATCATATGAATTCGTACTTGGAACAGGTGGTTGTACTATTCCTTACGCTGCTAATTATAATTCTAACGCTACTTTTAGTTTAAACTCTACTTGTACTTGTCCGTCTTGGACGCCTACCGTTGTTGTTAATAGTAATGCTACAAATTTAAACGGTGATGGCTCGTCTTTTACAGTCACATGGAACATGCCAAGCGGCTGGGCAAGTAATGGTAGTCCAAGCGGTTTTAACTATATTATTTACAATGCGGCTACAAATACGCCGGCGGCTGCTGGAAATATACCCTCTGGCTCTAGTGATATTGCTTCCAAAACGTTTACTAATTTTGAGCCGGGAAGTTACTACGTGCAAACACAAATATTTGGACTTGGTGGCGAAGAAAACTGTTACAGCAACAGCGCTAATTTAACTATAAGCGAAACCTCTGCGATATCAGGTTGTATGGATTCTTCAGCAGATAACTACAACCCTAACGCTACAGTCAGCGATGGAAGCTGTACTTATTGCGCTAACTTTAGCGGTACAATACAATCAACCAACAACCCAACAAGTGGGTGTAACGGGACTATTGCAGCTACTGCTACTGGAGGGTCTGGCAATTACGCTGTCAACGTTTATGATCAGAATGGAGTCGCAGTAAATCCATTTGCGCTTTGCGCTGGAACCTATAATGTTGTGGTCACAGACCAGACTCATGGCTGCTCAGATACTATAAGCGTAACTTTAACATAGTATGAAAAGAACTAAAATAAATTCAAAACCTAAAGGTTTAGGTGATACTATAGAAAACATAACGAGAGTGACTGGAATTAAAAAAGTCACTGAAGTTATAACCAAAGCTGTAGGTAAGAAAGACTGCGGCTGTAATAAAAGAAAGGATAAGCTAAATAAAGCTTTTCCTTATAACAATTAAATTAAATTAAATTATGGGAAAATCAATTGACTTGGCTGTTAAGCCAGAAAAAATCACAGACGAACAACTTAAAGAACTTCAAGGAGTTATATCTGGCACTAATCAGATTAAAATAGAGTTGGGAAACATGGAAGCTCAGAAGCACGTTTTGCTTCATAGATTAGATGCTGTAAACAAACAGCTAACCGACATTCAAGTAAAACTTGAAGAAGAGTATGGTAAAATAGATCTAGACATCAATACTGGTGTTATCAAATCTCCAGAAGATGAGCAAGCTGATTCGTAAAATCACAATAGGAAAAGATTATAAAATAGATGCTATGCATTACTCCGTGGGCCAAGAGGTCTACGGAGGGCATACTATCTGTGATATTGTTGAGGAAGAAGATAAGTTTAGCATTTACATACGCAAGAAAGACAAGGTGCTACCCTGGAAAGACTTCAATAAAAATATGGCTGTATCTATAGAGTATAATCTAGAGTACTAATGAAAAGCGTGTATAACTTCGTTATAAAGCCAAAAGGCGAAAGATACAATAACAAGAAATCAATAGGAGATAAAGAGCTTATACTTAACACTGAAATGTTTAATCATCAATTTGTTAACAGAGAAGCTGAGGTTGTTTCTTGCCCTATAGTAGGTGATGATCTAGGTATAAAGCCTGGCGATACGGTTATAGTTCATCATAACGTTTTTAGAAGATGGGAAAACGTTAGAGGTGAAGAGAAAAACAGTAAAGCTTACTTTAACGACTCAACGTATTTAGTTTACAAAGATCAAATATTCTTGTACAAAACAAAAGATAAGTGGAAAGCACCTAAAGGTTACTGCTTTATTAAACCTATAAAATCTACAGATAAATTCGACTCAAGAGATGAGAAGCCTCTTATTGGTATAGTTAAGTATGCTGATACCTTAGTTGAAGTTGGCGACTTAGTAGGCTTTAGACCTAACAGCGAATACGAGTTTATAATAAACAATGAAAGATTGTATAGAGTTTACTCTCATTTTATTACTATTAAATATGAATATCAAGGAGACGAAGAAGAGTATAATCCAAGCTGGACATAGAGCTGTAGAAGAGCTTATTAAAGTGGCTAAAGAGGCTATTGTTGATAGTGGTGATGATATTACTGCTGATAGACTTAAAAACGCTGCTGCTACTAAAAAGCTAGCTATATTTGATGCCTTTGAAATACTTAATCGTATTCAGGAAGAAGAAAACTTACTAAACGGAAAAGAACCTGAAGAAAAGAAAGAAAGAGTGTTTAAAGGTTTTGCTGAAGGAAGATCTAAATGAGTTACGAGCAAGAGCTATATAAAATAATTACGCCTGTAAAAGATAACACTTTAAAAAGGCTAAACAGAACTAAGAAGTGGGCTTATGGTCATAACAAAGACCACGATATAGTTGTCATATCTAGAACTGGTCAAATAGGTGATATATACGACATACAAGGGCTTAAAATAGCTTTACCTAAAACTCCAAGCAGCGTATATAAAAACGACGACAATAAGTGGAAACAACTAGACAAGCCGGATTTATTAAAAAAAGTTAAAACTATATTTGACTGGAAAGCTTACCCTGAAGAACAAAAAGACCAGTGGTACGACTACATAGATGAAGAGTTTAAAAGGCGTGAAGAAGGTTTTTGGTTTAGCAATGATAATACACCCACCTATATAACAGGAACACACTATATGTACTTACAATGGTCTAAGATAGACGTTGGTGCTCCTGACTTTCGAGAGGCAAATAGATTATTTTTTATATTTTGGGAAGCTTGCAAAGCTGACAAAAGATGTTACGGTATGTGTTATTTAAAAAATAGACGTTCTGGTTTTTCTTTTATGAGCTCTGCTGAAACGGTTAACTTAGCTACTATATCGAGTGACTCTAGATATGGTATACTATCTAAAAGTGGTGCTGATGCTAAGAAGATGTTTACTGATAAGGTTGTGCCTATATCAATAAACTATCCTTTCTTTTTTAAACCAATACAAGATGGTATGGATAGACCTAAGTCTGAGCTAGCGTATCGAGTTCCAGCGAGCAAGTTTACTCGTAAGAAAATAGAGGTAAATGAGAAGCTAGAAGAAATAAAAGGTTTAGATACAACTATTGACTGGAAGAATACTGGAGACAATAGTTATGATGGTGAAAAGCTTTCTTTATTAGTTCACGATGAAAGTGGTAAGTGGGAAAGGCCTGATAACATACTTAACAACTGGCGAGTTACTAAAACATGTCTTAGATTAGGTAGTAGGATTATCGGTAAGTGCATGATGGGATCAACGTCAAACGCCTTGGATAAAGGTGGTGATAATTTTAAAAGGTTATATAACGATAGTGATGTAACGCAAAGAAATAAGAATGGTCAAACAAAATCTGGTTTATATGCTTTGTTTATTCCAATGGAATGGAACTTTGAAGGATTTATTGATGAGTATGGACGACCTGTCTTCACTACTCCAGGAGGAGATGTTTATGGACCAGACGGTGAATTGATTGACGTAGGCGTTGTAGATCATTGGGACAACGAGGTAGATGGGTTAAAAAGCGATCAAGATGCTTTAAACGAATTTTACCGCCAGTTTCCAAGAACAGAAGAGCACGCGTTTAGAGACGAGACAAAAAACAGCTTGTTTAACTTAGTTAAGATATACGAGCAAATAGATTATAATGAGGGAATAAGAAACTCTTCGGTTGTTAACACCGGAAATTTTCAGTGGGTTGGTGGAGTTAAAGATACTAGTGTTATTTTTAATCCAGATCCTAACGGCAGGTTCAAGATTAGTTGGGTTCCACCGTTAAACCTTCAGAATAAAACAATAGTTAAGAACGGAATAAAATACCCTGGAAATGAGCATATGGGCGCCTTTGGCTGCGATAGTTATGATATTAGCGGTACTGTTGATGGTAGAGGATCCAACGGATCTCTTCATGGACTAACAAAATTTAGTATGGAAGACGCGCCTCCCAACTCATTTTTTTTAGAGTATTTATCAAGACCACAAACCGCTGAAATATTTTTTGAAGACGTGTTAATGGCACTAGTATTTTACGGTATGCCATTGCTAGCGGAAAACAACAAACCAAGATTATTGTATTATTTAAGAAGAAGAGGATATAGAGGTTTTAGCATGAATAGACCAGATAAAATTTGGAACAAGCTATCTGTCACTGAAAAAGAAATAGGTGGTATACCAAACTCTAGCGAAGACATAAAGCAAGCTCACGCTGCTGCTATTGAAATGTACATCAACGATCACGTTGGGCATTTAGGCGATGGTAATTACGGTGATGTTTACTTTAACGAAACGCTTAACGACTGGGCTAAGTTCGACATAAATAAGCGAACTAAGTTTGATGCTGCCATAAGTTCAGGGCTTGCTATAATGGCTTGCAATAGACATTTATACACCCCAACTTCAGGAAAGAATAGACCAAAATTGAGTTTAAATATATCAAGATACGATAACAAAGGATTTTCATCAAAAATAATTAATAAATAATATATGGCTGAGTCAGTACATAAGAATTTTCCAAGTCAAGTCGTAAGCGACGTAGAGAAGTGTAGTTACGACTACGGTTTAAAAGTAGGTAAAGCTATACAGTCTGAGTGGTTTGACAAATCAAGCAACAACAAGTTTACCTCTTATCAAAACAACTTTCACAATTTAAGGTTGTACGCTAGAGGTGAGCAATCAATACAAAAGTATAAAGACGAGTTATCTATAAATGGAGATTTGTCTTATTTAAACTTAGACTGGAAGCCAGTTCCAATTATACCTAAGTTCGTGGATATATTAGTTAATGGTATGGCCAATAGAACTTATGACATAAAGGCATACTCTCAAGATCCTTACGGAGTTTCTAAGAGAACTGAATACATGGAGAGTATAATTAGAGATCTTAACAATAAAGAGTTCAATGACACAGCGTCTGAGCTTTTTAACATGGATCTTTATGAAAATGAAAAAGAAAAGCTTCCAGACTCAGAAGAAGAATTAGCTTTGCACATGCAGTTAAACTACAAGCAAGCAGTAGAGTTAGCTGAAGAGCAGGCTTTAAATGTACTACTTGAGGGAAGCAACTACGAACTTATTAAAAAAAGGTTTTATTATGATCTAGCTGTGCTCGGTATGGGCTGTGTTAGAACTAGCTTTAACACATCGGAGGGAGTTAAGGTGGATTATGTTGATCCAGCTAATTTAGTTTATTCGCATACAGACTCTCCTTACTTTGATGATTTGTATTATATTGGTGAAGTTAAAACAATACCTATAAACGAGTTAGTAAAAGAATTTCCTCATTTAACACAAGAAGACTTAAAAGAATTTCAGTCAAAGTCCGCATTTTACAATAGAGGTAGAACATACCAGCAAGTAGACAAGGATATAAACAAGGTCCAAGTGTTATACTTTAACTACAAGACTTATACTAACGAAACTTATAAGCTTAAGCAAGTTGGTAGTGGTGGAGAAAAAGTTATAGAAAAAGACGATTCATTTAACCCTCCCGTAGATAAAGAAGGTAATTACAATAGAATACAAAGACAAATAGAGTGCTTGTTTGAAGGTGCTATGGTTGTTGGAACAGAAAAACTATTAAAGTGGGAAAAGGCTAAAAACATGATGAGGCCTAAAAGTGACTTTACTAAGGTTAAGATGAACTACGCTGTTGTTGCGCCGAGAATGTATAACGGCAGGATAGAGTCTTTGGTTAGCCGTATTACTGGTTTTGCTGACATGATTCAGTTGACGCACTTAAAGTTACAGCAAGTAATGTCACGTATGATACCTGATGGCATCTACCTTGATGCTGATGGTTTAGCTGAAATAGATTTAGGTAACGGAACAAACTACAATCCACAAGAAGCTTTAAACATGTTTTTTCAAACAGGTTCTGTTATTGGTAGATCGTTTACTGGTGATGGCGATCAAAATCCTGGAAAAATACCTATTCAAGAAATAAATAGTTCTGGTGGAGGGCAAAAGCTTCAAAGCTTAATAAACACTTACAACTATTACTTACAAATGATAAGAGATGTTACAGGGTTAAATGAAGCAAGAGACGCTAGTACTCCTGACGCTAACTCTTTAGTTGGCATACAAAAGCTAGCTGCAGCTAATTCAAACACAGCCACGAAGCACGTGTTAGAAGCTGGATTATACTTGACAGCTGAAACGGCTGAGCTGCTTTCTTTAAGAATATCTGATATAATAGAGTATTCGCCTACGAAAGAAGCGTTTATACATGCTATAGGAGCTCATAATGTAGCTACACTAGAGGAGATGAGTAATTTACACTTGTATGACTTTGGCATATTTATAGACCTAGCCCCAGACGATGAGCAAAAACAAATGCTAGAAAACAATATACAGATAGCACTGTCTAAAGAGTTAATAGATTTGAATGATGCTATAGATTTAAGAGAGATCAAGAATATAAAGCTGGCAAATCAACTGCTTAAAGTAAGAAGAACTAAGAAGCTAGAAAGAGAACAGCAAATGCAGCAAGAGAACATAAAAGCTCAAGCAGATGCTAACGCTCAATCACAGCAGGTTGCAGCTGAAGCTGAGGTTAAGAAGAAGAAAGATCTAATTCAAGCTGAAATACAGCTAGAGCAAGCTAAATCAGAAATGCAGAACATGATACTTGAAAAAGAAGCTGAAGTTAAAAAGAAGCTTATGGATCATGAGTTTGAGCTGCAGATGAAGATGAAAGAAATGGAGGGTGGATCGATGTCTGATAAAGAAAAAGAAGATAGAAAAGACAAGCGATCTAAAATGCAGGCCACTCAACAATCAGAGCTAATAAACCAAAGAACAAACAATGCTCCACCTAAAAACTTTGAATCATCAGGTAATGATATACTTGGTGGAGTGAATTTATAACACTAATTTATATATTATTTTATTATGGAAGAAAACGAAAACATTGAGGAGGTAAAGTCTGTGGACGAGCAGCCTCAAGTTGAAGAGCAAGTGGAACAAGAGGTAGATTTAAGTAAATTTGAATCAGCTGACGATCCAGATGTAATTAAAGTAGACTTGAGTAAACCTTTAACAACAAAAGAAGATGCCGATACAGAGCAAGAAGCAACAGACGTGGTTGCAGATGAACAAGCCGAAGTTGTACAAGAAGTGGTTGAAGAAGTATCACCAAGGGACGAGGCCGTTCAAACTGAAGAACCCGTTGCAGAATCTACAGAGGTAGAGGATATTGGTGAAGCTTTAAAAGAAGCTGAAGAAGCTGGTAGTCCAGTTCCTGAAAACTTGCAAAAGCTTGTTGATTTTATGAATCAAACTGGAGGAAGTGTTAATGATTATGTTAATCTAAACAAAGACTACAGTGAGATGGATAACTTAACAGCTTTAAAAGAGTATTATAAAACAACAAAACCACATTTAAGTGGTGATGAAATAGAGTTCTTATTAGAAGATCAATTCAAGTACGAAGAAGATGTAGACGATGAAAATCTTATAAGAAAAAAGAAAATAGCCTTAAAAGAGCAAGTTGCGGAGGCTAAAGCCTATTTAGACGGGCAAAAGTCTAAGTATTACGAAGAAATCAAAAGCGGATCTAAACTTCCAGACGAAGCGCAGAAAGCTATTGAGTTCTTTAACCGATATAATGAAGAGTCGGAGCAGAATGCTAAACAGCAAGAAATGTTGAAAGACAAGTTTCTTAAAAAAACAGACAATGTTTTTACCAGCGATTTCAAAGGTTTTGAATACGAGGTTGGTGACAAGAGGTTTAGGTTCAACGTAAAAAATGCTGATGAGGTTAAGAACACTCAAAGCGACATTAATAACTTTGTTCAAAAGTTTTTGGATAAAGATGGTACAATGTCAGACGCTAAAGGTTATCACAAATCTCTATACACAGCGATGAATGCTGATGCTGTTGCTAAACACTTCTATGAACAAGGTAAAGCCGATGCTCTCAAGGAGAGTGTTGCGAAGGCCAAGAATGTGGATATGTCTCCAAGACAAGGACACAATACTATAGAGGCTGGAGGACTTAAGTTCAAAGTGTTAGGTGACGATACTTCGACTTTTAAATTTAGAGGAAAAAAAGGAAGGAAATAGTTTCCTTTCATAACTTTTAAAACAATTTATTATGCCAATACAAGGTGTCCCAGCTGGTAGTTTTACTCCGGCTGCTCAAAAAGTGACGTTGGCCAGTGCATATCTTGACTTCGCAACTGCGGGTGCAAATAACTGGGCTCAACAATATTTACCAGACCTAATTGAAAAAGAAGCTGAAATTTTTGGAAACAGAACTATCGGTGGATTCTTATCTCAAGTAGGTGCTGAAGAATCTATGACTTCTGATCAGGTTATCTGGTCTGAACAAGGTAGATTACATTTATCTTACAATGGTACTGCTGCTGTTGTTGCTGGTAACGACGTGATTACTTTAACTACTGATATTGACGGTGCAGCTGTAGGTGCAACGACTCACGGTATTAGACAAGGTGACATGGTGTTAATCTCTGATGGTAACACTACTGCAACTGCTTATGTTGACGTTGTTACTGCAGGTGCTGCTACTATTGAAGTAGAGACTTATGGTGCTGCAAACTTAGCTGGTGCTGGTATTAACGTTGGTGGTGCTGCTGTATCTTTATTCGTTTTCGGTTCTGAATTCGTTAAAGGTGAAGTAGGACGTAACGCTTCTAACGAGCCTCAGTTCAAGAGTTTATCTAACCAACCAATTATCCTAAAAGACAAGTTTGAGGTATCAGGATCTGATGCATCTGCTATCGGTTGGGTTGAAGTGTCTGGAGAAGATGGACAATCAGGTTACCTATGGTACTTGAAAGCTGAAGGTGATACTCGTACTCGTTTTGCTGACTACTTAGAGATGGCGATGATTGAGTCTGAGAAAGCTGTAGCTAACATTGCTGATTATCAAGGTAACGGTGCGTTAATTAAAGGTACTGAAGGTTTATTCGCTGCTTTAAAAGCTCGTGGTAACCAAGCTTCAGGTATTGATACTGTTTCTCCTCCAGCTGTTAACTTAGCTGAATTTGACGCTATATTAGCTGAATTCGACAAGAACGGTGCTATTGAAGAAAACATGATGTTCTTAAATAGAGATTCATCTTTAGCTATCGACGATATGCTAGCGGGTATGAACTCTTACGGAGCTGGTGGTTCTTCTTACGGTGTGTTCGACAACGAAGAAGATATGGCTATGAACTTAGGTTTCACAGGATTTAGAAGAGGTTCTTATGACTTCTACAAGTCTGACTGGAAATACCTAAACGACAAAGCTACTCGTGGTGGAATCATGGATACTGTAACTAACATTCGTGGGGTTGTAATTCCTGCTGGTGTATCTTCAGTGTATGATCAAGTATTAGGTAAAAACCTAAAACGTCCATTCTTACACGTACGTTACAGAGCTTCTCAAACAGATGATCGTAGATTAAAAACTTGGACTACTGGTTCAGTTGGAGCTGTTACTTCTGATTTAGATGCTATGCAAATGCATTTCTTATCTGAGAGATGTTTAGTTACACAAGGTGCTAACAACTTCATGTTAATGAAGTAAGCAATATTATTAGGTCGAGGGCTTCGGTCCTCGATCTTTTTTTTTATTTTTTATTATATTATATTATGGCAAAAAAACAAACAGCTAAAAAAGTTGAGGTAGCTCCTCAAGTTGAAGAAGTGGTGATCGAAGCACCAGTGGTTAAAGCACCTAAAGTA